GGATGTTGGCACAGTGGCAGCGCAAGCGCTGGCTCGTCTATCATCTGATCAACTCAACGGTTACGTCTACCGGGGCCATGAGCTACACCGTGGGCCCCGGTGGCGCCTTCAATCTGGCGGCGCGGCCCGACAAGCTCGAGGCCGCGTTCCTCACTCAGATTGCGCCGGGAGGGCCCGGCGCAGGCAACCTGAATATAGACTACCCATTGAAGCTCATCCACAGTCGTGAGCAGTACAATGACATCGCTCTTAAGGGACTTGTTAGCTTCCCCAGCTACATCTTTTATGACAATGCTTATCCTATGGGGAGTGTTTACCCTTATCCTATACCTAATCCTACGATCTATAGCGTGACGCTCAGTGTGAAGGAGATCCTGGGGCCATTCACTAACACCACCGCGCTGTACACCATTCCGCCTGAGTACTACGCGGCGATGCAGCACAACCTGGCCGTTAGGTTGTTTGAGAGCTATGGGGTTCAGGCACAGATGAAGCCGATAACCATGGCGCTAGCAAAGGAGGCGCTCAATGTCCTGAGGATGGGCAACGCCCAGGTGCCCAACCTTAGGATGCCTGACGACCTCATACGCCCGGGCATCTACAACCCATACAGCGATCAGATCCGGTAGCTATGAACCTGACTGTCCCATATCCATTCACTACGGGCTATCGCAGTGTGGATGGCTACAGCCTAGACCTAGCGACGAAGGATCCGCGCTGGGCGGCGAGCGATAACGTCGTGGCTGCGCCGGGAGGCGGGCAGACTAATGCCACGCAGCTCATCGCGCCGCGCAGCCGAGTCACTACGGTGGCTAGCTCGCTGGATAGTGTGATTATGCCGCTGGCGCGGCCGGGGATGATGTGGGGAGTCTACAACGCCGGCGCGCAGACGCTGCAGGTGTTCCCACAGCTGAATGAGATGTTCTTCAGGCAGCCGCCTAACGCGCCGATCGATGTGCCGGCTGGGGAAGTGGTGCGGGTGATGTGCTTCGACTGGCACGTGTGGGTGCCAGGCTACTTGTTGAGCCCGAGTCCGCCTCCGCCGCCGAACCCATGCGCAGTAGCTAATGTGTTGGACCTGCTGAGCGTTTCGCCGACCGGCGCATACTCCAGCCGGAAGCTGCACTCGACTTATGCGGGTGCGGCCATGCGTGTCTGGAGGGCCAGCGATACCCAGCAGCAGGATATCGGGTTCAACGCCAGTTGTGACTTAGACACCAATGCCCTGCTGACGTTCTGCGCTGGGACTAACTGCGTCATTGCGAAGTGGTATGACCAGAGCGGTAATGGTAACGACCTCATCGCTTTCGCCGGAGCTAATAATGGACCCATCGTAGTCACGGGCGGGGCGCTGGCGGCGACCATCGGTGGCAAGGTAGCTAATACGGCAGGCTCAGACTGGTTGCAGGTTAACACCGCGGCTATGACTGGCAATACTGAGGGCACAGTCTTTGCGGTCGCCAACGCTACGAGTGGCGGAGCGGGCTCATCGATAGCTAGCTGGTGGAGGGTTCCGGCCCTGTTTGGTGAAGCCTCGGCCAACTCCAATGGTCTAGCTGTCAACATCGGCTTTATGCAGGGTGGGACGCTCTACAACCAGCCCTCAGTGGTGTACACGCGGTACTCGGGCGCGTGGCTCAGCACCTTCACTGACTTCTATGCCACAGTTCACTATAGCTTTGGGCAGAATGCCATCTTTGCCTACAGGTATAAGAATGCGGACGCGCCGCCCTACAAGGGCTATGTGAATGGTGGGACACCTGGGACCAACGCCTTCACTGGAGGTGGGGATGCGCCCACGACTATGGAGCTGGGTTCGGGCGGGAACCAGGGTGGTACTTACCAGTTTGTGGGGATGATCGGCGAGCTCTTGACATTTGCAACAGAGCTGAGCTTGACGGATGCCAATACGCTGGGCGGCAACCAGGCCACGTATTGGAGCTTGAGCTGGACGACGATCACGCTATGAAGAACTTCGAACCGGCGCCCTTTATCACAGGCTATAGGGAGATGACGGGCGAGTCTGTTAATCAGCTGCTGGCGAACCCGCAGTACGCTACCACGGACGCTATCACGGCCACGCCTGGGGGAGGGCAGGGGAACAGCTTCCAGCTGCGGCACCTGCACAACAAGGTCGACGTGGTGGCTAGCCCGAATGATAGCGTACTGCTCATGGAGGCTGTGCCCGGGCGCGAGGTTACCGTAACCAACCAGGGCGCTAATACTCTGGGTGTTTGGCCCACACGACAGCCCCCGACAATGGCGGGGGACCAGATCAATGGTGCTGGGCCGAATGTTATGGCTACTATCGCGCCAGGCAAGTTTGCTGTTCTGACGTGCTACACGTTTGGCTCCTGGTGGGGGCCGGTCAACCTAGGTTAACAACAGAGGAGACTAAGATGGCTGCAGCACTTTATCCTACCCCCTTCGTGCAAGGCTTCAGGGAGCACACGGGCGATGCACTCAACAGTAACTTTGCGGACCCGCAAGAGAGCTCGCAAGATGCTATTACAGCCGGCCTGAGTGCGGGCGGGCAGGCTGGAGCCTATCCACTGACTGCTAAACTTAACCGCGTCAGCTCAGCCAATTCGACTGATGGCGTTAGGCTTCCAGCCTCAAAGCCAGGGTTGGTACGATTCATCTGGAACAACTCGGGTAATAGCATTAGGGTGTTTCCAGCTACGGGCGACGCCATTAATGGTGGCTCGCCGAACGCGTCAGTCAACGTGGCGAACAATAACCTGAGCATACTGATCTGCACCGCGTTTGGCAACTGGTATGGCGCGTTGGCCCTAGCCTGATGTTGCTGCCGCTCACAGATGGGTTCTACACGGCGCGCAGCATTGTCGCGTCAGCGCAGCGCTGCGTCAACCTGTATGGGGAGAAGAATCCTAAGAGCTCGCCGTTCCCCTTCACCTGGTATACAAGGCCGGGGCTCACGGCGCTGAACGCAGGCAGTCCGTTCGGTGCAGGAAGGGGACTGTATACAGCGAGTAATGGCACGCTGTATGCTATGGTGGGAGCAGGACTCTACAGGGTGGATAGCAACTGGAACTTCACAGGGGTGGGGACAGTCAATGTGACTGGGAGCGCGCTGACTACCCCAGTCAGTATGTCGGATAATGCCACTACCTTAGTGCTGGTTGATGGAACTACTGTGGGGTATACAGCGGATCTCAGCACTAATGCGTTTGCCACGATCACCGATCCGGCCTGGGTCGGCGCGGACTTTACAGACTACATAGATACGTTCCTGATCTTCAACCAGCCCAGTAGTGTGTTCTTCTACAGCACGTTAAGTAACTCGCTGACGTTTGACCCGCTGTACTTTGCGGGCAAAGCGGGTTGGCCTGACAATCTAGTCAACCTGCAGGTGGTCCATAGGGAAATCTGGCTGCATGGGCAGAAGACGACTGAGGTCTGGGGCGATGTGGGTGCGGCTCAGTTCCCATTCGCGCCCCTAGGTGGTGTGTTTATTCAGCGCGGCTGTGTAGCTAAGTACTCGTGTAGGAACTATGACCTATTCACTTTCTGGTTGGGGCAGGATAAGGCGGGTCAAGGGCTGGTGTTCATGGGGCGGGCCTACAACGCCTATGAGATTAGCACTCCGGCGCTGACCAATGAGTTCAGTAAGTACTCGACAATCAGTGATGCGGTGGGGATGATCTACCAGCAGGGCGCGCATGCCTTCTATGTGCTGACATTTCCCAGCGCGGATAAGACCTGGGCCTATGACCTCAGTACTGGGCTGTGGAGTGAGTGGCTGAGCATTGACTCGAATGGGTTTGAGCATAGGCATAGGGCTGGCGCGATGGCGTTTGCGTATGGGGTGAATGTCGCGCAGGACTGGCAGAACGGCCGGCTCTACAACATGGACCTGAACAACTTCACGGACAATGGGCAGTCCATTGTCTATCGGAGGGGGTTCCCCCACATGGTTCACCTGGGTAAGCGCGTCGCGTATGAGAAGTTCGTAGCTGATATGCAGACGGGCACGGCTGCGGCTGGCGTGACCCCGAGCGTCAGTCTGCGTTGGAGCAATGATAGAGGACTGACGTTTGGTAATCCAGTTATGCAGACCCTCGGCCAGACTGGCGAGTCGCTACTCCAGCCGGCTTGGCGCCGCCTTGGTATTGGGCGGGATAGGGTGTTTGAGCTGTTTTGGAGTGGCCAGGCGTTCACGGCGCTCAATGGCGCGTTCGTGGATGCGACTCCGTTGGTGTCCTGATGGCCCAGAGGCAGATCGCTCCGCAGGTGTTTCCCTCGGCACAACAGCCGGTGCTGGAGCAGAACGCAGATATTTTCACAATGCCCTGGCGCCAGTTCCTGGAGACGCTGTGGAGGCGAGTTGGGAGTGGCGGCTATGCGGCGATCACGAGTCCAACTGTCGGGGCCAGTCCCTGGACTTATACTGCGACTGTACCAGGCACTCTCTACGTAAGCGGAGGAACAGTTAGCAATGTCAGTATCGTTAGACTTGGAACGGCAGTCAGCATCGAGCACTTTGCCGTCCTACTTTCGCAAGGGGACGAAGTCGTCGTTACCTACAGTGCGGCCCCAGCCGTTAGCTTCGTGCCACTTTGAGGAGATGGCTGCGTGGGACCTGTTCTTTGCACAGGCCGCGCCCCTGATGCAGCAACACTACGAGGAGCTGAGCCTGGAGGATAGGCTGATCTGGGAGCCGGATCATGAGCTGTATAGGACGCTGGGGGCTGCGGGCCGGTTGCAGATCGTGGTGGCGCGCGATGGGCTGGCGCTGGTTGGCTACCACATATTCCTTTTGCATAGGCATCCTCACTATAGGCTGGTTAGCGCGCATGAGGATACAGTCTATCTGCATCCGGGGTTTCGGCGGGGGTGGACGGGCTACAAGCTGATTCGGAGCTCGATCACGCGGCTGAAGCTGAGAGGAGTGCAGCGAGTTGTGATGCATGAGAAGACTCATAACCCTCTGCATCGGTTGTATCTGCGGCTGGGTGCAGACTGCACGGACCATGTGTGGACATTGAAGCTGGGAGTGTAAGATGGGCCTTGGTATTGGAGCGGCTATCGGGGGCATAGCTGGGTTAGGTGGCTCGTTGCTGCAGGCCGGGGCGGCTGGTAAGGCCTCGAAGGATCTGCTTGCCGCCGCGCAGCTGCAGTCGCAGACGCAGACGGGCATAGCTAATGCAGCGCTGAACTATGGTTCGGGCGTCTACAATATTGGCTTCCAGGGAATAGCCCCGTTCCTGGGGATGGGGACTACGGCGGCCAACATTCTGGGGACCCAGTTGCCCACGCTGACGCAGGCGCCCACTATCACAGCTGATATGCTGAACAATATCCCAGGTTATGACTGGGTGAAGCAGCAGGGTACTGAGGCGATGACCAGTATAATGGGGGCCATGAGGGAGTCCGGGCCGGCGGCGAAGAGTGTGGGACAGTATGTAACTGGGCTGGCGAACCAGAACTGGCAGCAACTGTATGAGGACATTCTGCAGGGGAAGCAACAGGCGTATGGGATGCTCGGAAACGCAGCGAACATTGGGACGCTCGGCGCGAGCTCGCTGTTTGGGGCGGGTAGCAACCTGACCAATGCCGCAAGTGGTACGTTGGGGAGCTTGTCTAGTAACCTGGGTGGGGCCATCACTGCCGGTGGTGCAGCGGGTGCAGCTGGCCAATTGGGGCCGGCTAATGCGCTGGCGAGTGGGCTGGGGAGCTTAGGTGGTGCGGCGCAGAGCTATGCTACGATAAATGCGCTGATCAACGCAGGGGCATTCGGGCAGCAGAATAATGCGCTGCTGGGAGTGCAGGGTGGACAGAACATCTACGCGCCTGGGAACTTCAATCAGACCGCTTGGGATCAGTTGAGCCCGAACTGGCAGGGGCCGATGCAGTCGTGAGGAGCACTTAGATGTCAGATGTGTTTGGACTGTATCCTAGGCCCCCGCAGCCGGGGCAGAATAACCCTATGGATGTCATGGAGCGGTCAGTGGGAGTGGCCGCGCGCCTCACCCAGATGCAGCAGGCGCGGCTGCAGATGCAGACGCAGAAGATTGCGAACCTGCATGCTAGCCTGGGCGGGCTGGCGGCCCTCGGCGATAAGCTGACGGTTGAGGATTATAGGCAGGAGTTGCTTAAGAGGGTGCAGGATGGCACTATTGATGCGGCTACGGCGGCGCGCGAGATGGCTGGAGTGACGCAGCAGAATGTGCAAGCTACGGTGTATAAGCACCAGGTCCAGTTGATGGATGCTGCGTCGATGGCGAACAGTGTGTATGGCACGCCGTTCGAGCGTCAGGTGGGCGGGTATAATCGGAGGTTCCTGGGTGGTGGGCAGGGGCCGGACCCAAGACCCGCAGTACCAATTGAGGCACCGCCTGCAGGTAGGCCGGATCTGCCGCCCGCAGGTGTATCGCAGGCGCCGAGGCAGGAGCTGACGCCAGGAGCCCTTGCTGAGATGATTACGTATAAGGACATCTTTAACAATGAGTTTAAGGCTCCGAGAAGTCTGGCAGGGCAGGTGGACCTGTATGGGCATCCCACTACTGGAACTAAACCGTTGATCTCGGGTGTCAGCGAGAGCCAGCAGAAAAAATGGAATACTAGTATGGACGAGCTGACTGCGGATCGGCGCTTCGTTGGCCAGTCTAACACTCTGCTGTATCCTATGCAGAAGCTCAAGGAGATCATTGAGGCGCATGGTCCCGACTTTACTGGCATGGGCTCAGAGGAGAGGACGGCGGTGACGAATCTCCTCCAGACTATGGGTCTGAGAAAGCCACTCTCGAACGATGCTAATACTGCGTGGCAGGAGGCTAACAAGTATGCTGTTGCGGCGATGATAAACTCTGGTATGACGCAGGGTGCAGATACGGACTTGCGGATGGAGTTCAATAATGCAGCGAACCCAAATACGAAAATGCAGCCGGATGCTATGACGCATCTGCTGGCTAGCGGCATTGGGCTCTTTAACATGAGGAAGCAGGTGTATCAGGACTTCACCTCGTCCCAGGGAAAGTCGGGGATCCCTGACCAGTTGTATGGGGACTTTAAGGCGAACAATGTAGACAGGTATAATCCTGACGCGTTTATCTACCCTCACCTGGATCCATACGGGCAGGGAGAGCTGCGGTCTAAGTATACAGGGCGGGGACAGCCGGCCGAAGATAGGTTCCTGAGTCAGATTGAGAGAGTGATGAGTGTGGGTGGTGGGCAGGGCGGTCCGCTGCCTGGCCCGCAGTCCGCCCCTGATCAGGGAGGATCTGCTAATGCCCAACCGTAATCTGACTGATCCGCTTGATGTAATCTCCCAGTTTGAGGATCAGCGGCAGAATGTGAATGTGGCTGGCTATGGGCAGCCAGGGGTCTATCCAACTGGTGTCTCGCATGCTTCAGGGTACTGGCAGGTTCAGCCAGATACCTGGAATAAGTATGCACCCGGGCTTGGCATCGGCCCAGCTAGTGCTGATAAGCCAGCTGGAAGCTTTTCGCGCGAGAATCAGATCGCAGTAGCGAAAGCGATCTACAAGGCTGAAGGCTTCGCCCCATGGGCACGCAATAATCCCAGACTGGCTCAGTTTATTGCTAGTAAGCCGGCTGGTTACTTCGGCGAACCTGGAATAGGTTTCAACCCGGATGTGCCCAGGGATCCAAACCCGGGTGACATCAGCAAGGATGATAGATGGTCTAGAGTCTCAAAGCCTCTGCCTACGAAGACTGTGCCTGCGACTGCAACGGCCGAAGCGAGCCCTAGGGATGCTAGATGGGCTGCAGTGTCGAAGCCCTTACCTACGGGGAAGGGTGCGACTGGAGATGAGGCAGTTAGGCCAGCCGCGGCAGCTGGAGGTGGAGGCACGGTAGCTAATCCGGCGTATAGAGGCACTGACCAGGGCATTGGGAAGGACTTGGAGTGGCTGGGTGTTGGAGGCGCGTCGGCATTTGCTGGTGTTCCAGGCGCCGTGCTTAGGGATTTGCCTGCCTGGGCCGGAGCTCAGTTGGAGAATAGATTCCCAAGCTTGGGGCCATATAGGCTGGGACCTGGACAGACACAGGGGCCTGTAACGTCGCAGGATGTACTGAATAGGGCTGCTGCCGATCCAGGTGTCTCTGGCATGATCGGGCGGGCAATTGGGTCCATACCTGATCCTACAGATCTGCAGAAGAAGTGGTATGGGCCTGAGGGGATGCCGCCAGCTACGGGTCCGACGGGGCGCATCGGCCAGGAGGTGACGCAGGGGGCCGGTGCGGGCGCTTGGTTTGGTGTGCCTGGGATGATCGCAGGTGGCATAGGGGGAGGGTTGGCACAAGGAGCGAGGGAGCTAGGTATTTCCGAGCCCTACCCCACTGTTGCTGGATTGTTGGGGCCTACTGCGCTGGGGCGCGCCCTTGGTGCGGGGACTAGGCTGGTGGGGCCGACTGCGACGCGGATGCGGGAGCTGGCAGATAGGATGGTGAATGACTTCCACATCCCAGCGTCTATGAGCGACTTCGCTGGGTCCAGTGCTATGGGTAGGGCGCTGGGCCGCTTCGGGATTAGTCCTATGGGGCCGAAGCTTCAGGCGGTGCAGGATAGAGTGCTGGGTATGGTGGGAGGAGATGCCAATGGGGCGGCCATTACTGGGCCGGACGGTGTGGTGGGAGCTCAGACTAGGATTAATGGCGTGCTGAGGGGCATTGAGGGCCGAACCAACATACCTGTGACAGGAACGCAGGCTGAGGGTGAGCTCAACGCGCTAATAGCTAGCTCGCAGAACAATCCCGAGATGCAGCCCCTGATTCGGCAGATCCAGCGGGTGATTAGCAATAGCGCGGGGACCATTCCGGGAGAGGAGTTTGGGAAGCTGATGTCGAATGGCAGTCAGCTTGAGAAGAAGCTGTTGAATATGCCGGCGGGTAGTCCTCCGTCGCCCGGAAGTGTGGACCTGGCGCGGGGATTCAGGGACTGGTTGACGAGGGGCTTCGAGGCGAGTGCTACGCCGGGGGATGCCGCTGCTTATAGGGCTGCGAAGGGCCAGGAGGCTGCGGCGTATGCTGTTGGGAAGGCTATGGACAGGAACGGGGTCATCAATCCTAGTAAGCTGCAGGGGAGGGCCCTCAGGTTTGATCCTACGAATAATAGCTACCAGGCTGATACGTTGAGGGATATTAGAGACCTGGGAGAGTATGGCGCGAATGTCCAGCAAGCGGCTGCGTCTGGCGAGACTAGGAGTGTGCCTATGTTCTCGCAGCCAGGTCTGACGACAGGTCAGCTGTTGTTGGGAGGCGGTGCAATTGGAGCTGGTGGGGAGCTTGTTGGTAAGTATGGGCCGGATCTAGTGGAGAAGATGGTCTCCACTCCAGGTGGGCACCTAGCTGCGGCTGCGGGGCTAGGTGCGGCCGCAGCTACACCGGCCTTCGCGCGAATGAATAGGGCGTTCGGGGAGAACCCAGCAACCTTGCAGGCCCTGGCTGGAGATCGAGGTTTCAGTGTTCCTGGGCTGGGGACACTGGGCGGTCTGATTGGAGGTGCGCCTAATCCCTACGCTTATGGGGCTGGAGTGTTGCCGGCTATGAACTATCTCTTGGGGAGTGGAGTTACGCAGCCATGATCAGGCTCTTAGGATTACTGCTGGCGTTGGTGGTAGGCTCGGCACAAGCCGCTACGCTCTTACCGAATGGTAAGCAACAGTTCTTCGGGCTGAATGGGGTGCCCCTGGTGAGTGGCTCAGTCGCCACCTACATCCCTGGGACGACAACCCCTAAGACTACCTGGCAGGATAGCGCCAGCTCTGTGCCTAATACTAATCCCACGATCCTGGATAGTCTGGGTAGCGCCATAATGTATGGCGCGGGCTGCTACAGGCAGGTGGTCAAGGATGTCAACAGTGTGCTGGTTTGGGATCAGCTAAGCTGTGACTCGTCGGTGGCTGCTGGGATACTGTGGGGCGGTATTAGCACTGGTACGGCCAATGCGCAGGTGGTTAATACCCCGGCGTGGAGCACGGCCGATGGGCAGATGATAGTTTTTATGGCGGGCACGGGGCTGACCAATACTGGGGCGGTGACTATCGATGCTGGGACTGGCCCGATTAGCTTGGTTAAGGATACGAGCTCGGGCAATGCTGCGCTGGTAGCGGGGGACTTGGTGGCTGGGAATGTCTATACGATAGTATATAGTGCGCATACGTCGACCTTCCACACTACGCTGGTGGCTGCGGCGCCGGCGTCACAGCTTCCTGTGGGAACGATGCTGGATTGGGCCGGCATTAGTAGTAGTTTACCGACGGGGTTCCTAATCGCGGATGGTACCTGTTACAACCAGGTCACCTACGCGAACCTGTATGCGGTCATTGGGACTAACTTCTTGAACTCTAGTGGGACAACCTGTCCGGTGGATGAGTTCGCGGTGCCGGACACGCGCGGCAGGTATGTGGCTGGGGTGGATAGCACGTCGGCGGGGACGGCGGGCCGGCTGACTGGGAGTAACGGATTCAGTTGTACGAATACGCCGGCGTCTTGCAGCATAGCGGGTACGGGAAGCTGGCTGCTGAATGCGGCGCAGCTGCCGGTGATAATGCTGGGACTGACGGGGAGTGTGACAGTGGACTTTCACTCCACAGCCACCTATCAGGAGAGCGTGTATGTGGCGGCCAATGCTGGGACGGGCGCCGGCACCACCTATACGACTGGGACGGCGCCGGCAGGCGTGACGGGAGTTGGGCCGACTAGCTTCCCCATTAGCATTAGTGGGGGTAATACGTTCGGTGGAGGCAGCACGATTTATCAGATACCACCGACCCTCATGGCTACCAAGATCATTAAGTACTGAGGGTGGCGAGCTGAGCACACGGTTTGGTTCCTAAACTGTGGGCCCATCCTCCTCCAGCTCCACTGGTACGTAGTAGCCACTGTGGTCGAGCCTGAAGAGCTCTTGGTCCTTCATGCTCGTCCAGGCGGCGAGCACCTGACTGCTGTGGATGAAGCGGTTGAGTGCGGCGCGAACCTTGGCCTCGCGGAAGCCTAGCTTGGTACGCCGATACTGGATGATGAGCTGGCGATGTACTTCGAGGAGAACCTTCTGATCGCTGCCAGCCATGCCCATCGCGTCGAAGATGTGAGGCATCAGAGCTTCCGCCTCGAGGAGCCAGTCGCGCGCACGATCTAGGTCGAAGGTCTCGAGCGCGATCTTAGAGCCGCGCGAGACAGCGCTGAGCATAGCCAGCTTCATGAAGTAGATCTCGCGCCGGTCAACGTAGTTGACTAGCTTGGTATGCTCCGGCCGAGGGAGGAAGCCCTCCTGCTTCCACCTCCAGAAGTCATCCTTGAATGCCTGGCTGGGGAAGTATTGCCCGTAGAGCTCGCGGATGGCAGCGAGCTCGGGCATTAGGTTGAGCTCGGTGTTCTTAGGGATGGGAATGAAGGGGTAACGCGGCTCCATGCGATCAGCGTGGACCATGATGAGCCTGGAGCAGAAGCCTTGATCCCAAGCTAGGCTCCCGAGGATGGACTCGAGGGTGGCTGGCTGGGCGGCGATGATGGCAGTCAGGATGGGGGCGCGGAGGAGGATGTCGCCGCGGATGATACGGCCCTGGGCGTACTCCTCAGCGCTGTTGTAGAGGGTACAGAGCTCGGACATGAACGCGCTGTCGTCTTTAGGGCAGAAGTCTGCGAACTCATCCACGGGCCAGACCACAGGGCTGTACTCCAGGAGCTCGCCAGTTTCTAGGGGGTCCTGCTCCTTAGCCTTCTCCCCCACGAACTTGATCATGGCGGGGCCAGTTATATTGTCGGGGACCATGTGGAAGGCTGGCTTGCCATTCGTGCGGCGGGTCCTAGAGTAGAGGCGCTTGACTGGGTCCAGGGCGTTGGACTTCTTGGCTGTGGGGCGGCCGACGAGCACGATGAAGAGGTTGGACCACAGCACTTTGCCGTCATACTCGGTCCAGATGCGGCGCTGGGTGGCGCCAGCCAGGAGGGCGAGGGCGCCCCAGAGGCGGTAGATGCGGTGGGTCGGCAGGTACTCGGTAAGCTCCAAGTACCTGTCGATGAAGTCCTCAGATTGGCCGTTACGCACTGAAGTATAGCTCCCCTCCTTCCTCGAGCTTATAGATCATACCCCCGAGCATGTTGACGGCGCATAAGTTACCCAGGCTGTAGCCGTGCTCCAGGTCTGGAGTTACGGGCGCGGGGAGGGGCAGGGCGCTGAGCATCTGCTGGGCGCGGCGCAATGCTTCGCGCTGGAAGTAGGCGCGAAGGCAGTCTCGGTAGGCGTAGTGGTGCATGCAGACGGATGGGCGTTCGTCTGGGTGACAGGTGCATGGTCCTTGAGGTTTCATAGGGGGCGCTCCATTATGCTGAGTCTTCGGCGAGGGTCTGGGCGGCCTTGTAGCTTGCGGAGGCCATCTGGGTTGGACTTGGGGTCGTAGCGGCCCCAGTTCCATCCGGTTTTAGCTTCTCCAGGAACGTCAAATACACGGCTATCTCTAGTAAGGGGCACGCTGCACAGGCGCAGGGCCTTGTTAACCGTAGCAAGCTCATCAGCCGAGTCCGGGAATTGAAAGTAAAGTGCGTCATGTACCTGTGCAAGAAGCTCCACCTCTGGCATGTAGTGCCACACTCGCCAAAGAATGAGGTTAAGTCGGTCGGCGGTAGAGCTCTGAGGGCCAAAGGCAATGGCTTCGCGTAGAGTTGTATCATCGTTGGGTCTCCCGAAGAAGTGGCGCGTTCGGCCGAACGCATTGCGTAGGAGCTGGGTGGTCTGGAGTTGTTTGGCAACCCACTGGTGCCAGCGGGCGATGGCGGGGAACGCGCCGAAGTACCTGGACTGGAAGTGTTCCATTAGGCGCGTGGGGACTTTGAGGTGGCGGGCCATGGTGAAGGGCGTGCCCAGGTAGTTGCTGTTTCCCGTAATGCTGATCTTGCCGTTGCGCCTTATATAGAACGCGCCGAAGGGTACAGTTGGACAGTAGACTTTACACTCTGCTTGGGCCCTGGACAGGGTTAGGGATTCTAGATCGGCAAAGCTTCTGTTGTTCTGCTGGAGCCTGAATATTGTGGTGCCAAAGCCAGAGACGTGTGACAGCTGGATGTTGCCACCTATGCCTATGAGGCGTCCAATAGTTTGCAACCATTCCAAGTGGGTGCGGTCCTTTGAGAATATGGTTGTTGCAGTTCTGCTGATGTGGCCGTCCCAATATTTATGCTCATCGATGTAGGCAGTGAGAGCAGCAAAGGGCCAGTGGAGGAGGTAGGGGCCGGCGGCTTTCGGGTAAGGGGCGGTCCACTCCAGCCACGCCTTGTTCTCACTCCTCTTATATGGGACGAAGGCGTCTTGCGCGAGTTGCTGTAGGCGTGCGAACTTGCGTTCCTTGTTCATGTGGAAGGAGACGCGGTTCAGGGAGTTTTGGTGACCGTCGCACTGGTATGCGGCTAGGAGGCGTGCTGTGGCGGTGGATACCTCCACGGTTCCGCCAATGTAATTACCTCCGAGGGGTATGACGCCTGACCTTGGTAGCTGTTCGGCGGCTGTGCAGTGGATCGGGTTGCGCCGGTCCTTGTAGTAGTAGATGCGATGCTCCGGCGTAACTACTGCGTCGAGGCTAGTAGCCTGTAGGTGGAGCAGGTCACCTGACCAGTCTCTCTCTGTCCAATGGCTGGGACTTTCAAAGCGCGATCCTCCTGTGGGATGCCAGGTCATAATGAATGGTGGCAGGTTACTGATGGTAACCCAGCCGCTGGGCGTTAGGACCTCGTGATCGGCGGTGAGGCAGCCGTGGCCCCCTCGCTTAGCCATGTCCCTATAGCTCATGTCTCGGTAGAAGAGGCTATCTGCAATTCGACGGTCATGGTCAGCCTCTCCGTTCCAGCCCAGTCTGGGCCAGATAAATTTCGATGTATAAGTGTGAAGGTCACCAGTTTCTGTAGCTTCGAGGTAAGACCAGTCCCCGAATAGAGTCCCACAGAGCCAACCAACCTCCCGGGACTCGGCTTGCTCCAGGTCAATACCGCAGATTTTCCAGCCTTGGTCCGCCACAAAGATTTTTCGGAGCTTGTCGGCGATATTCTGAAGATTGCCTCCAGTTCCAAAAGCGTTTCCACTAGACGACCAACGCCCAGTCTCCGTTCCGGCGATATTGTAGCTTGTTCGCATTCTTCCATCGCGATCTACCTCCGTGATTAGCGCCTCGCGTTGTTTGCTTAGGTCCCTGATGTCGAGGACTAGGTTGATGATGGGCCGCGCGTAGAGATAGAGGCTGAGGCGCTCTAGGGCCTCGCGATCCATCGAGAGCTTGCGGACGCCCTTATGGCTGGTCCACAGCTCTGGCAGACGCATCTTGCCATAGAAGAACTCTATGAGCTGACTGGGTGACTTAGGATTGAGCTCTTTATCCCAGACCGCGTAGGCTATCCGCTGCAGCTGGGACTCTGGATCGAACCTATTCCTGGAATGTAGGCGCCCCCCGAGCTTGATGATGCGGGCTTCCAGCTCATCGATGGCGGTGCGGCGTTCAGTCTGGTCCACGCGGAAGCCTCTAAGCATCATGCTGAGGGCCGGCCCTTGGAGGGCACGCTCGAAGGCGTAGGTCCGCTGGGGCTCGGGCGCCTTAGCCATGAGCTGGGTGAGATGGCCGTGGACCTCGAGGGTGATCATGCAGTCAAGGCCATTGTAGACCTGCTCCTGCTGGGGGTGGCGGCGGCCCTCGAGGAGGTCAGTCGCAGTGTTGATCCAGGGCATTGTCATGCTCCTCAAGGTAGTGCTGGAGCTTCTCGGTGTAGGCGTGCTGGGCCTTGACCTTCTTGGTGATCTCATGCTCCATGATGTGACCGGAGAGGCGGTTGAATATGAGGCTGATGACGAAGAATATGGCGCACCAGAGTAGCATGTGGAGTATGATGGTCATGGCTCACTCCCGGTTGTTGTGGCAGAAGAGCTGTTTACCGACTGTGGTGCAGTACCATCGGTTGGTCGGCTCTGAGCACTTGCCGCCCTCGACGCAGACTAGGAGGTAGCCTGTGCTGTCGAGCTGGATGGGGACCGTTGTCTGTTGGAATGGCCCTATGGGATTGATGTTGTTGGTTAGCTCGGCGCTGTTAGGGCGGACGCTGACGCGCATCTGGCCAGTTAGGTTGGAGCCTTGAGGCAGTGGGTCCACCTTGTAGGTGGTGGGGCCTTGCTTGTAGATCTTATTGTCGCCAGCAGGGAGCTGGACCGTGCCGTGGAGGGTGGTAAGGTCAGTGGGCCAAGGCTGGAGCCAGGCGGGCGCGCCATACCAGGCGGCGCCCGCTACGATCAGACCTGTGAGGGCGGCGCGGGGGTTGTTCATGGCGCTAGGGTGATGGTTTGGCATTGGAGGCTCCCAGTTGGCGATACTCGATGGGGCGTTGGCAGAACTTGGCGTTGGCGATACCGTGCTCCATGCCTGGCGTTACGCCCAGGTCGGTGTAGACTACTGTGGCGTCGGCGACTCGGCCCCATGCCAATGCTGCTTGCATGCCCAGCGTCCGGTGGCGAGCGTTGTTGTCGTCTAGGACCTGGGTGTAGAGGATGTGGCCGAGCATGGGGGCTTCGCCGCGCATTAGGCAGTCCAGCATACACTCGCGCGCGTAGCGCAGGTTTTCGAGGAGGTCGCCGCGCGAGTAGGGGGACTCAACAATGACTAGTCTCATAGGCTTTGCTCCCTATGCAGTATTGCGTTGCACCTATTTAGGAGGTCAATCTCCTGGTCGGTATGGTTGATGAGCTCGTCTACCATTATCTCGTAAGAGTGGATGATTTTGTGCTGTTTGCGGTTAGCGTAGGCTGTCACCCAGCTGGATGCGATGGCGGCGGTCAACAGGATGTAGAGGGGTAGCTGGCTGCGCATGGGGAGGAGGCTCCAGATTTTTTATTGCCTATAGCAGAACAAATCATGAACAAGCTGGCTTCTTAATGCGCCTCTTGTCGGTTGGATGTGGTGGTTTGGTTTCACACTCGTTACAAGACCACGCCCCCGCCTCCTCGGGGATGGGCCAGCACTTTCCCTTGATGTAGGGCTTGTTGCAGAAGTCACACCTGGAAGGGTGACCGCCTCGAATGGCTGCGATGATCCACACAGGATCATTCATCTCTCTTGGTCTCCGTCGATTTTGACGAGCGCATGAGCTTCCAGGCGGGCTCGTCGGTCCAGACTGAGCCCAGGAAGCCGAGGCCTTTCTGCAGCTCGGGGTAAAGGGCGTGGCTCATGAGCATGGTGTCATGGGTGCAAGCTCGGGGCCGGAAGCCCATCCTGATGAAGTACTGGAGGTCGTAGAGCCCATTTTGGAAGAGCTTGGGGACTGGGGATTCCAGCAGCCTACGTACAATACCCCATGCGTATAGCTCTTGGGCGGGGGTGGGCCAGTAGGATCCTCCACGGGCGAGGTCGACGAAAGGTATGACCATAGCGCAGCTAAGGCTGCCTGCAAAACCCACCATTTTGATCTGGCCACGGAATGTCTCTATGTCTATGCTGAGGAGCGGGGCCCTCAGTAGATGCCCGGCGTATGCGTCAGCTTCTTCGAGGGTTGGGTTAACGAGGATGAGACGCTCAGGTCGCCGGATTTCTGGGAACTGACTTTGACGTACAGCTTTCTTGTAGTCGGCGATACAGATGGGTCTGTATGCAATATTGCGGAGGACTGCGGCGGGATGGTAAGTACCCAGCACTTTGAGCGCGGGGACCAATGTAGAC